ATCCTACAACAGGAAAAGAAACCTTTTCCAACTTTTATCCTGCAAGCACAAATGCGTCAGACATTGAAGCTTTCATAATCGATGATCCAAATGTTGTTTATGAAATTCAAGCAGATGCTGCATTTCCAATTGCGGATTTATTTGGTAACTTTGACATCGTATACACAAGTGCAGGTTCTACTGTGACTGGTTTATCTGGTGCAGAGTTGGATGTAACAACAGGTGCAACAACTGCTGGTTTACCTCTGAAAGCGATTGATATTTCGCAAGATCCAGAGAACAGCGATGTTGGTTCCGATGCTACCAATGTTCAAGTAGTTATTCAAAATAGCATATTTGGGCAAAAAGGTGCAGGATTAGCGTAAGGGAGATTAGATTATGGCTATATCAAGAGCACAACTCGTTAAAGAGTTAGAACCTGGTCTTAACGCTTTATTCGGCATGGAATATGATCGTTATGATCAAGAGCATTTAGAAATTTATGAAACAGAAAATTCTGACAGAGCTTTTGAAGAAGAAGTAATGTTAAGTGGATTTGGAAATGCTGCAACAAAATCAGAAGGTGCAGGCGTACAATTTGATACTGCAAACGAAGTGTACACTTCAAGATATACAATGGAAACAATTGCATTGGCTTTTGCATTAACAGAAGAAGCAATGGAAGACAACTTGTATGATCAGCTTGGAGCTAGATACACAAGAGCGTTAGCAAGATCAATGGCACACACAAAGCAAGTCAAAGCTGCTGCTACATTAAACAATGCGTTTAATTCAAGCTTTACAGGTGGTGATGGCAAAGAGCTTTGTGCAACAGACCACCCATTAGGTGGTGGTGGCACATTTAGAAATGAGCCATCAACTGCTGCAGACCTTAACGAAACATCATTAGAAAATGCACTTATTGACA